AGCATTTATTTTTAACACTGCTGGCTTAATCGCTATTTTATTTAGGTTAGAAAATGTGGTTAGTTTTCCTTTGGGTACGCCTAATATCTCTCTAAATTCAGCTACAGTGAACTTCTCCTGCATTCTCGCTCTTTGTCTCTTATCCCCTTCTCTTTGTTTAATTGCCGCATACAGCGCCCGTGCATATTTGCTTTTGAGCTTATATACCTTTCTCATACTAATCTTTTCAAATTCGGTGGTTGATAGCAATCAGACTTAATAACTTTACCATCTTCTCTGTATACTGGGTTGCCTTCTGCATCAAGCTTAGACATGTTTGAAGCGTGTACACGGTTGAATGCAGAATCAAAAGCCCAACCGTAAGTAACAGCAAACCCAACGCACACATAAACCAGATCACAAAGTTCTTTAAGTACATCATCACTCTTATCATTGCTGATAGCATCCATCAACTCCTTATACTCTTCCTGAATAAGTTTCTTTCGCAAGTTCTTTTCACCATCAATAACAGAGGAAGGTTTAGGATACTTCAATCCTACCGGATGCTTGAAGGCACGGTGAAAAATTCTAAGTTTATCCTGTACTGTTTCGCTTTTACCCATCATCATTCTATCCTTCTACTTCTCTGATTTTTGTTGCTTAATCTCTTTATCCTTGTTGGTAATCTTTTCGGCTTCTGCTCTTGTCTCAGCATCACCATACTTCCCTAATCTGGAGAGTACAGATTGAGGTAATCCCCCTTCTAGCGCACATGCCCACGCATCTTTCATTGTGCCATGAGCATACTCCTCTCCCTCAACAACAAAAGCTCCTGTGAATGGATTGTATTTACACTCACTAGAAAAATAAACACTCCCTGCTACCCCGCTTATTAAAACAAGTGGAGCAACTATCGCTATAATAATAAATTTTTTATTCATACTTTTCCCCCATGAACAACTTTTTCACACATGCCCTTCGTTCCCTCTTCTAAGTCTTCTTCCCTCATTACTTCTATTAGCTTCTCTAAATACCACTTGGCTTTTAACAAATCTTTTACCGGGTTTTCCTGCTCCTTATACCTGTACCTACTAACATACTTAAAGATGTTACCTTTCAGGTATCCCTTAAACTCTTCCTCTTCCATACTGTCCCTGATTAAATCGATAGTTTCTATCGTGTTACTATTATAATGATCAGGACTATTAATATCTAACCATTCTTCTTCATCTTTGTGTATCTCTTGCCAAGCCATTGTCTAACCTCCTCTTCCGTTTGGTTTAAATATAACAACATTGTCCCCGCTTCCTTTTATAGACTCTTCCATTATTCTTTTATGCCCCCTGTCTGCTAACTCTTCGATACCTTCATCTAATAAATCCATAATACCATACAGAACTAGGATGGCAATATTAGGATCGTCTGTATAGGAAGTAGTATCAGCTATCTTGACAGTAAACTTAGACAAATCTTTCTCATCTGGTAACAAGATCATATAGAGCCTTTCCTTTTGTAAGTTCTGATACTCTGACATGTCTTCTTCTTTTTCAATCCAATCGTTCATACTACATTCTCCTTCCGAAAACGTCTAAAAAATAATCTAAGTCAACGACAAGTATCGGTTTCTGCCTGTTCATCTTTAATACAAGGATAGGTTCTCCTTCTCCTTTATGTTCCTCTGCTTGTCTATACACATCGTATATGCCCTTGTACTTCTCTTGGTTTTTACACTCAATTTTAAATGGATAAATCTTCTTAGCGGCAGGGGACATCTTTACATCAACGCCTCCCTCTCCCATTATCGCACCTTTAATATCCTCATCCTCTAATTCCCCTGCCCTTTCCAACAGCTTCTTAACAACAAGATTCTGTAAAGCCCTACCTTTAGCTTTTCTTGATTTAATGCTACTGCTTCCTGACATTGAACACCTTCTCTAGCCTCTCCCTAATATATCCTGTAGTCTTAGGAGCAACCATTGCCATCTTTTCTAGCTCTTCTCCTAGAAGAGAAGGGGAGAACACCACAACTCCCCTCCTCTCTAGGATTGTCTTGACAGATTTAATATCTTCATCAAACTTTAAGATATTATCTTTGTAAGTACTGTCAAGCCAGTAAGAAGAATCCTCAAATGAAGGAGACTTCTTCATCCTCACCCCTAAGACATTAGCATACAACAACAGTCCGTTTCCTATGTGCTTATCATTATCCGTAACAAGGTAAACTACTTCACTGTTAGTTTGAATATCAAGAGGCTTAACAACAGACTGAAACAAGATCACTCTAACTCCTCCTCAATTTCTTCATCCTCTAATTCAATCAGTCTGCCTGTCTTCCTGCTATAATACAGCCTACATGCCGGTCCTGTCAACCCAGAAAATCTATTTTTTATAACCCGTATATGGGTTGTATGTCTTTCAGTTTCATCTTCTGCTTGGCCGTTCCTCTCCAAACCAATAACAATATCAGATAGCTGACCAATAGATGCCGACCCTCTAAGCTGGCTAAGAGAAGTAGCTGCCCCTTCTTCATGCCCAGTACTGGAAGGACGCCGTAAATGAGATACCATGAGCAAGCATATGTCCAACTCCTGCACAACTGTTCGTAGCTTAGTCATGATTTCATCAATGGCTCTACGTTCATCACCACTTTGTTGATCAGATACAATGATTGATACATGGTCCAATACAACATACTTACAACCAAGTATCTTACCAAAGTACTTAACTTTCTGTACAATATTATCAATACTATTGGAGCCGAAGTGGTCATAGAAGAACAACCTCCCCGTTCCTAATGTATTATCGAAGGCTTCCTTGAACTGCTGATCTGTAACAGATGCAAAAGAATCAGGAAGATGTAGAGGAGCATTGGCTGCAAGAGACATTAGAGAAAGCCCTGCTCTCTTAATACTCTCCTCCATAAATAACATACCTATGTTATCCTTGGAAGATATCAAGACATGGTTAATTAATTCTTTTAAGAATTGAGATTTACCTAGTCCCGATCCAGCAGTAATAGTAACCAACTCTCCTAAACGAATACCATAGGTTAGCTTTTGTAGTCCTTCATAAGGATAGTTCACAGAAGCCTCTGTTACACCTTCTGTTACAGCCTCCCACATAGAACTACCCGCAACAATACCATCGGGAGTATAGGTCTTTGCTGCCCACCAATCAGTTATAAAGGAACTGCTGGCTTTCTCTTTCAAGTAATCGTTCGCATCCTTATATTGCATCGGCATGATCTTGGCTTTAGGTGCTAACAATTCAGCCGCTCTCTTCGCACCTTTAATACCTGCCTCATCATTATCAAAACAAATAACGATATTATCAAACGACATTAAGAATTCATAGCTCTTGGCAATATCCTTAGTGACGCTTGCTGCCCCTGTTTTAACAGATACTACCGGCCACTTTGATCCAAGCATCTGATAAGCAGAGAGAGCATCTATCTCGCCTTCACATAAGGTAATGTACTTCCCTCCTTCTGAGAAACCCTTCTGCCCAAACAAAACACTAGCCGGTACATTACCTTCTGTATAGAAGTCTTTCTTATCTACGATGCGTACCTTGTTAGCAATATGCTGACCAGCATCATCGAAGAAAGGATAGAAATGCTTTCCATTCTGTACTGTTACTTCATACTTTCTACAGGTATCCTTGGTAATATTTCTCTCTAAGATTTCATCAAGCATACCTTTGGTTAAAGGTTTCTGTTCTCTCTGTATCTGTGATGTTTCCATATCGTCTCCATGTATATGATATCCACAATCCGGTGTAAAGCAGTGTTCACTGCCATTGTCCCAAACAGCTACGTTATCAGCAGACCCACATTCAGGACAAGATTTCTTGTAAGTGTAATCAGACATTTATCTCCTCAACCCTTGGTTCTTTAACAACTTCAGTGAAGTATTTAACGCCTCTTGAATACTGGAAAGCCCTCATGTTAGGCCAACAATCCTCTTTATACTCACAGAACTTACAGATGCGGGGGAGTACTTTGTTTCCTGAAGCCTTCTCAAGTGTAGGCACTTCGCAAGGAGAAGGCAAGGCTTTTTTATCCGCTAAGATAGAGCGGAGATGCCCAATACGATCATACGAATTAATCATCTCCATCGAATCCACCTCCAACAAAGTCACCTCACCAGAAGACTTGTTCATAACAAGGAAATAACCTACATCCCCGCCCTCTGCATCAACGTAACCACTAAGCTGACCAATATACCCAAAGTCATCGTCATTGTCAAAGCCTTTCTTAAACTTTCTGAATCCAAAATCAGATGCAGACTTAACATCAACAACAAACCCGTTGACCTTACAATCTATGTGACCAGTAATGCCATTAACCATAACCTCTTTTTGTTCATCCGTAACAGAATACCCAGCCTCTTTTACTAGAAGAAGTATAAGTTCCTCTACGATAGAACCATACAACATTCGTATTAAGAAGCTACCTTCCATTTCCCTTTGTTCTTTAGGATGATTAATCTCTAACCAGATTTTCCTGTCTGGTTTTCCTATGCTCGACATTCTTAAATGAGGATTTCTAAAGCCCCTTTTGATTTCAAGGGAATTCTTTATTGCTTGTTCAATTCCCTTCAAGAAAGTGCTAAGATGTTCTCTATCTATTTCTTTACTAGACAACATCCTAGCGTAGATATCTTCTGCTATGTTATATATCATATAGTCGCCCTCTTCCCTCGCCTACTATATATCTAGGAGATACGACTAGAAGCGCCACTCCTAGCCCTAGAAATTCTTAGTCGAAATCATTATCCACTGGATCAGAATTGTACTCTACAAGATTGAGAACCTGTACTGCTTCCAGATATAATGATGTACCATACTTGTCAACGAAAGGATGATCATCATTGAAGGCAACCTTGATCTTAACTTCTGATCCATTACCTACGTTGATACGAGATACGTCTATAAGATTACGCTCTCTATCCATAACCTTGACAGGACGGGTAGTCTTCGCAACAATAAATGGTCCATCAGAAGGATGCCCATCCTTGTTCTTCAAGATAACGCCCTTGCTTTCTAACAAGTCTACGCTATCAGTATCCAGCTTACCAATATCAATCTGATACTTCTTGGAATACTGGTCCACTGTGAAAAGATGCGGCCAATAAGCCGTACCCTTAACAACAGCCTTATCATAAAACTTTCTTTCTGCATTAGCCATGATCATTCTCCTTTGCTGTTCATATCAACTAACTTTGCATCACTAACCTCTATACTATAGAACAATTCCCCTTCTGGTACGTACCTATTGGGAACCTCTACTACATTAGCTTGTTCAACCACAATACCGGGGATTTCCCAAGCCTTCTTACATTCGCTATTAAGTACAAAGAAGGTTAACATATCACTACCTACCTTGTCAAGCAATCTTTTTT